TGTTAGTGGTATTGATTATAAGTTCATTACTCAGTTTGAAGCTCTAGATGGCGGCAATGGTGCTGCAACTCCTAACACTCTAGAAACTTGGCAGTTGTATGGTTGCTTTATTCAAGAAGTTAATTATAACAGTTTTGATTATACAAGCAATGATCCAGCAACTATTAGCTTAACACTTCGTTATGATAATGCATTGCAAATACCAACAACTAATGGTGTAGGAAAAAGCGTAACTAGAACTCGCGGTGCCGCAATTACCGGCTAAGGATTGGTAATATGAGTTCATTGTTAGGATCATTCCTTAACAGCCTTGCCAATCGCGGACAGGTGCATGATTATGCACATGCTTCGCAGATATTTCGCACCAATAGTTTTGCAAGAAGTCCAAAATATAAGTACCTTTTTTATGTAAATTTTGTTCTAGCAAGAGATGTTCCAAGCTATATTAGCACTCAAGAAATTGGATATCTTGTTAAAAATATTGATTTGCCTCGTTTTACTTTTGATGTAAAAGATTTAAATCAATATAATAGACATGTTTATATTCAAGATCGTGTAAAGTATGAACCTGTGAATATAGTTTTCCATGATGATAATAGCAATGGTTTGCGTGAATTGTGGCAAAACTATTACAATTATTACTATGCCGATGGTCAATATAGTTTAAGTGATTATAATCATGATGATCGTTATCAAACACGACGTTTTAGTAGTTGGGGATTGGATAACGGCAGTTTAACTCCTTTCTTTAGTGCAGTTGAAATTTATAGTATGTTTGGCGGTCAAACAAATAAAATAACTTTGATGTCACCAATTATTACTAGTTTTAGCCATGATAAACATGATTATTTTGAAACACAAGGGATAATGGAAGCAACAATGCAATTACGCTATAATGGCGTAACATATGAAGATGGATATACTCAAGGAATTCCTGGTTTCAACGATGCAGCATACTATGATAATAATGTTAGTGATTTGAGTGGGCAATATGCTGGTTATTTCCAAGACCCAAGCACTGGACAACTCGTGCCACAACCAGACAATTTTATTAATCCTGTGCAAGCTAGACAATCTCAAAGTGGCAGTTTTGGCTTTATAGATCAAGCAAACCAATATAATCCAACAAGTAATACTGGTTTGACTGATTTTGAACTTGCAAGTATTAATTATAATAACAGCATACAAAATGGAAATACTGTATTTCCTGTTGCTGATATTAATAATCCTGTATTTTCACAAAATCCACCAGATGTACAACCGATAGCAAATCCAGAAGCTGCCATCGGTTATATTAATCCTGATACAAATAATACAGTAGCGGCTACAGTAAATCCTTATTCAGATGGAACTTTTCAGTCTGCTCTTTTTAATCAAGGTTACAATGTTACTCAAATTAATAGTGCTGCTGAATTTATAGCAACAGTTCCGCAAACAACTCTAGATCAGTATGGTTTTACTAATTCTATTACTGCACAAACACTTTTATCACAACAATATATAGATAATCCTGCAAATGTTAATAATATTGGAACAATAAATTATGGGCAACCGTCGAGCATTCCAAGTAATATTGATTTTACAAATCCAGTAAGTCCAGTAAATCCTACTTATAATAGTCAAACTTGGCAAGAAACACTTGCTTCTCAAGGATATAGCAGCAGTGAAATTGCAATAGCAGCTTCTCATATTGCACAAATAAACATAGCACCTGGCACTAATGTAGCAAATATTGCAGAAAGTTATATAAAATATAACAATAATAAGTAAGATAAATATTTTTATGTCTAATATACCTTCAACCACAACATATGATAGTTCGCAAACATTTTTTAATGGGTATTTTAGTCAGCCTATACAAACGAGTGCAGATGTATGGGGACAAGTTTATGGTTATTTTTTAACATTAACAAAAAGTGCGGACGCTGCCAATGCACTTGCGCAAAGTGTAATTTCTTTAACATATAACAATAATTTAAATCCTCTTGAAGTTATTCAGCAATTTCAAACTGCGCCAAATAGTAATAATGTTAAACAACTTTTAATAAGTTTTTTTAATAGTTCAAAAGGTGCAACTAGCAAATTAGGATATAAAAACAATACTTCAGTAAGTCCTAATGTTGCACGAAATTTATTACCATGAGTATGAAATTTAGTCAAGGATTTTTTACCCCAAAGAATCCAGAAAAATATGCTGGTCGCGGAAGTATTAGATACCGCAGTAGTTGGGAATTAAAGTTTATGAATTTTTTAGATGAAAATCCTGCCATCAAACATTGGGCAAGTGAAAGTATATCTATTCAATATATTAACCCAATTGTTGGTAAAACTAAAAGTTATGTTCCAGATTTTTTTATAATTTATGAAGATGCACAAGGCAATAAAAAAGCAGAAATTGTAGAAATAAAACCGTATAAAGAAACTACTTTAGAAAATGCTGGTCGTAGCCAAAAAGCACAAATTCAAGCTGTAGTAAATCAAGCTAAATGGAAAGCAGCAGTTGAATTTTGTAATAGACAAGGCTTACAATTCAGAGTAATTACTGAACATGATATGTTTGCTGGCATAAAGAAAAAGAAGAGTAAATGACACATTGGGTAATTGAATATTTGGGTGGTACCAAAGGTGATTTTTTAACCAGATTTTTAAATAATGAAAAATTTATTCAAAATTCTCTTACTAATAAATCTGAAGTTTTTCCTATTCATTTAACTCCTTACGAATACATTGCTAAAAATCAAGTTGTTCCGCTTGATATATTTTGTAAAATATTAGAAGAAGGAAAAAAATATCGTTTTATAAATGCTCATGAGTTATTTTTTTTAAATAAAAAAATTTATTTTGAAGAACTTAAAAAAAGAAATTATAGTATCAAAAAAATTATTTTTTCAAAAAAATATTATAAAACTATCTACATTGAATCTTTTATTAAAAACATAGAATTTACTTTACAAAATTTTATTGATAATACATGCCAAGAAAAAGATATATCAAAATATTCAGATACTATGAAAGCAGAAATTTTTGACATTGCACTTAAATCTGAAAAAGATTTTGATATTTTTAATGTTTTTAACCATCATAAATCTGGAAATCTTAATAAAACTTTTATTGATTACGAAAAAATATTTGTCAAATTTAATTGTAGTGATAGCGATATCGCAGAATTAATTTGTACAAATGAATATCAACAACTTGTTGAAAAAACCTGGTGTAAAAACAAAATTGAGCTATTTGGAGAAGTGTGGAATTTATCTAATTATGGTTATAGAGATTTTTAAAAAAGATAATTAATAATATGACAGATAAATTAGAAAATCTTTTTAACTTACCACCTGCACCAAGTAAAGAGGTTGTAGAAGCCTTAGAGAACGCCCACCAAATTGAAAGTAGTTTGCCACAAGTAGCAGAAGATGCTCTTGATAAAGATTTAGACCAGTTGGCAGATCAGGCAGTAGAAAGTTTTGAAAACTTACAAAGTCTTGGTATGAATGTAGAAGCACGTTTTGCAGCACCAATATTTGAAGCAAGTGCTAAGATGCTAACTGCAGCAGTCACAGCAAAACTTGGAAAAGTACAAAAGAAACTTAAACAAACTGAAATCTTACTTAAAATGCAAAAGATGCAGCATGATATGAATAAAGATAGCGGTGATGACGCTCAACTTGTTGAAGCACAAGTTTTTGATCGCAATGAATTGCTAAAAACCTTTCGCAAACAATAAATACTTAATAAAAAAGGTTTAGCAATGAAAACCCTAAGACAATATATTTCAGAAACTGAAAAAAAGTATGGTTTCCGTGCTAAGATTGCGCACGAACTATCTAAAGAACAAATGGAAAGCCTACAAAAGGTTTTGTCACGTTGGAATCTTGAAGCTATTAGCGAACCAAAACACTTACCGGTAAGTGAAGATCATGTAGGATTCCTTCATCTTAAAGCTACTGATCTTTATATGATTGATATGGTTGTTCAATATCCAGCAACTCCAGCAGAAATTCAAGCTGCTATTCATGAAGCAACTCAAGTTTCTTTGAGTAAGATATTAGTTTTAACACCCAATCAAGAAATTATTGCTGCACCAATTGCGCCAGAAGCAAGCGGACAAGCAATTCTTGAAAAAAATTATCCAGAACAAAAAGCACCACAGTTACTTGCAGATTTAGCAAATGCTATTTCATCGAGTTCAATTGAATATCCATTTGCAGTAAAACCTGAAAAGGGACATACAACAAATGAACTTCCACAAGGAAATAACAGTCCTGTTGGAACAAAACGAAATAAATTACCAGAACGACCAAGAACAGGACGATAATACCATGCAA